TCTTCGCCGGTGATCTGCCCGGCCTCCCACTGAGCGACCAGGTGCTCGAGTCCAGCCATCGCCACGTTGGCGAGCACGTCGGCGAGCGCGCGGTCGCAGTCCTCCGGACTGAGGTCTGGGACCATGCCGCTCACCACTTCTTCGTCGCGTCCCGGGCGCGGGCGTTATCCAGCATCCCCGCCAGACGCTCCATCTCGACCTTCCCGCTCGGGATCAGGTGGTAGTGCCTGGTGCTCATGTCGCGGTTGTCGTTGACCACGGGCGACGACGCGGCGACCGCAGCGGCCGCCGTGGCGTCCGATGCGGAGCCCGCCGGCAGGCTGAAGCCACCGGCCAGCCCAGCGCCGCCCAGGCTCGCCTGGAAGCTGCCGGAGGCCTGCACGGGGGGCGGGGGCTGGGGAGCCGCGGCCGCGCCACCTCCACCGGATCCGCCCGCGCCGGCGTCGGCCGACACGCTGCGGATCGCCTGGACGCGGGCGTACCCCGCGGCCAGGGTGGCGATCATGGGCGGGATCCCCCATGGGACGCCCCCGCCGTTCTTCAGTGCCGCAACCGCCCCCGCCAGCGTGTCGATGATTGCGGTGGCCACGGCGACGGTCTTGTTCTTGGCGAAGATGGCGGCCAGGGCGCCGGCGACCTGCTGCACCGACTGCAGCTGGACTGCCAGCTTGGCGTCCGCCTCCTGCTTCGCGATGGCCGTACGCGCATCGGCGTGCTGCTTCTCCATCGCGTCGCGCTGCTGCTGGAACAGATCGTTCAGCTGCCGCGCCGCCTCGCCGCCCTCCTCGAGGCCCTGGAGCTGCTGCTCGCTCTCGCGCTCCATCCTCTGCGCGAGCAGCTGGGCGAGCTGCTCGTCCGCCTTGGCGAACTCCTCCGCGTCCACGTCCCGAAGGGCATCGGCCCGGGCCTGGGCGAGCTCGATCTGCAGGTCGAGGAGCGCGTCGTCCGCCCGGCGGATCGCCTGCGCCTCGCGCTCAGCCTTCTCGGTGTAGAAGTCCTCGGCCTTCTGCCCGAGGTCCTCGTAGAACTTGTCGTAGGCGTCCCGCTCCTGCTCGAACTGCCTGGCGCGGGCGTCGAGAGCCTGCTGCCCCTCCTGGTCGTGGGCCTCTTTCTGGCGGGCGAGCCGCTCAGCCAGAGCCTTCGCGTCTGCTTCGGCTTCCTTGCGGCGACGCTCTGCTTCGCCCGCGTCGGTGAGTTTCTGAGCTGCATCGCCCAGCGCGGATGTGGCGGGCTTCGGAGGTGCGGCGCCCGGACCGAAAGCCACGTCATCCAGGGCGGCGGCCGTTTCCTCCCTGCGCAGGTCCGCCGAAGTCAGATTGCTAACGTCCACGCCCTGGGGAGCTACGCAGAAAGATCGTCTGAGCATCCGCATCGCTCATCCGCATGGAGTTCTAGCGTTCGCGCCAGTTTGTTCGCGTAATTCCCGACCGAGTCGCTCAGGTTGTCCCAGAAACGCTTGAGCGCCATCCAACCTGCCCTGCGCGTCGTTGAGTTTCCCGGGGAGAGAGGCGGCCTGCTCGTTCACCCGCTTGATCGCCTTCGGCAAGAGTGATCGTGTTGCCGCTGGCGTCCTTCGTCTGGATCCCGAACTCTCGAAGGCTCTTCAGGTTTCCGGTCTGGAAGGCGCTGGTCAGCTTCTCGACGTTGCCTTGCACGTCGCCGATGCCGTTGGCGGCGAACCTGGCCGCCAGCGCCACCGCCTCCTGGGCCTGAGCGACATCATCGAGAACCAGCAGCGCTCGATTGAATGCTGGGATCAGGTCGTCATCGAGAATGCCGCTCTGCTCAGACAGGGAGGCAATGAACTTCTCTACCTTGGCCGTGTTCCCTTCGACGTCGCCGCCCAGCGCCTTGATCTGGAAGCGCACCGCGTTGAGCGCTCGCTCTTCTTGAGCGAAGCCACTGATGGCCGTCTTCAGGAAAGCAGCCAAGGCGGCCAACCCGAGGCCGATGCCGATCGAGGCGAACGCCGCCTTCACCGCACGGGCGCCCGCGGCAAGCTGGTCGAGTGGACCCTTCAGTCCCTTCGCCTGGCCGCCGAGGTCCCCCAGGCTCTTCCGGGTCTTGCGCGCTTCGGTCTCGAGCTGGCGCAGGATCTTGATCGCCTCGGGGCCGTTCTCCTTCCCCTTCAGCGCGATCTCGATCGCGGTCTTGATGGTCGGGTCGTTAGCCACGGCGGCCTCCTATCGAAGCGGAAAGAGGTGGGGGCTTGGGACCGGCGGCCAGGAGGTTCGACCGTCCGCCGGCCCCGCAGAACACCGTCGGGCAGCCGATTCCGACAGCACTCCGACGCGGCCCCCGCGCGTCCGCGGACATTTACAGCCGGATCCCGGCGTGCGCGTACTGCTTCCGCGCCGCCTCGACGTCGACGAATCCGGCATGAATCCGAAGCGCCGCGTTGGTCAGGCGCTTGAACTCCACGTGATCGCCGACGAGGATCGGCGGAACGTCCTGAATCGCCCGCTGCTCGGGAAGGCGGTCCTGCGCCTCGCGAGCCGCGACCATGACGGGCTCCAACGCGCCGAGCGTCGCCGACAAGAAGCCGCGCGCCACCGTCAACGCCTCGACGTCGGCGACCTCCTCCGCCTTCACCAGGGCAGCCCGGCCGGCCTCGAGCTCTACCCGCTTCGAGGCGATGTCCGCCTCGAGCAGCTGCTCCGCCCGCTGCAGGACCTCGGTGGCGGGTGCGGTGGGCCGCATCGCCTCCAGCGCCCGCGCGAAGAGCGTGGCGATGGGGCCTTTGCCCGAAACGATCCCACGGGCGTGCCGCTCCAGGGTGCGGCCCACCTCGCCGGCGAGCTCGACCCGATCGGTGCGGAAGCCGGACAGCCTGACCTCGAGCTCCTGCAGCTCGGCGCCCAGGTCCTGCCAGCGCTTCCGCGCGGTCTCCACGGCAGCCCGGGCGGGTGAGCTCTCCAGGTTCGCGAGCAGCCCCTTCGCCGCCTTTCGGACGGCTGCGCTCGCTTCGTTCACTTCGCTTCTCATCGCGTGTCTTCCTCCTGCAGGCGACGGCGTGCCGCCTACTCGTCGGTTTACCGTGTGGCGGTCGCGTCGTGGACGATCGGACCGCCCTCGCGGGGATCCGGCGCACCGATCGGCTTCGCGTAGTTGTGAGAGAGGAGATAGGTCAAGTCCGAGCCGGCCGGGATCTCCTTGCCCGCCTTACCGACTCCGTCCCCCTCCGCCTTCTTCGTGAACACGTGTGACATTTCGATCCCTCCTGGCAGGCGACGGCCTGCGGTTACAGCCTCATTCGCAGGCGCGCGGTGTGGAGCTGAATCTCCCGTGAGACGTCCTCGATCGCGGCGACCAGGTCGGAGTCCGAGCGGCCGGCTCGCCGGCGGCCCACCAGGTCGTTCCACTCCTCGGCCTCGACCTTCGCCACCAGGCCGGCAGCCTGCAGCCCCATCACCGCGTCCGGGTTCGCCGGGATGGTGACCAGCGAGTACTCGAGCAGCTCCTGCGCGGTGTAGTGCGTTCCCCACTGTCGGCCGGCGGCCATCGCGTTGTCGCACGCCGCACAACGCTTCAGATCGCCGAAACTGTGCGCGGCGAGCCCCTGCCAGCCCACGGACCAGGCGCGCACGAGCCCGGCCTGCACCAGGCGGAAGGCGACGTTGCCGAGGCCTTCCGTGTCGAACTCGGTGGTGGCGACCAGGGCGTCGCCCTCGACTTTCACGTCGAGGCCGCGGCCGATCACCTTCTCCATGGCGTAGTCGTGATCGGCGAAAACGATGGGGTTTCTCTTGTAGTTGGCGAGGTCCCACCCGCCGACGTCCACGATGCGGTTTCTACGGTCGAGCGCCGCCGTTGAGATCACGTGACGGATCGTCCGGGTGCGCTCGTCGATCTTCAGGACGCGAGCCTGGGACACTTCCAGACGCGGGGTCGGCATGGCAAGCCTCCTCTGCAGGTGAGCGATTTCCGTCTCCGCCAGGTCGTGCGGGAGCGCGCCGTCGAATCGGGACAACAGCGCGAGCCAGGGGCCGGCGGATTCCTTCTGCCTGGCGAGCTCGCCGGCGAGGCGCTCCACAGCGGAGGCCATCGCGGGATGGTCGATCAGACGAAGGGTCGCCTCGCCGACCAGCTGCACAGCACGTGCAGCCCGCTCGCGGTCGCCCTGGTGGTAGGGCTCCAGGACCTGGACGAGCCGGGCGGTGTCGTCCGCGTGGACGCCGGCGTTGTGCTCGATCCCATGCCGAACCTCGGCGAATCGGGGGGCCACGAGCACCATCGCCCAGGAGACCCGTCCGCGGAGATCCTCGGGCGTGGGGAACGCGAAGCGGACCCGGCCCGCGGTCCGCGCATCCGGCACGATCGAGGCGCTCTCCATCTGCAGCCGGAGGAGTGCCCCGAAGGCCGCGTGCGCGGCTTCGTGGATTGCTACGGCCGGCGCAGTCACGCCGACCTCTTCAGCGCGGCCATCGCGGCCTCCAGCCGGTCCGCCACCTCGTCGGCCTCCCGAAGGACCAGCTGCGCAGCGTCCAACCGCGTGACGAGGAACGACGGGAGCTGCCGCACCACCGCACGGAGCGCGGCGGCGTCTTCGTCCGAAAGGACCAGGCGGAAGTCCCGGAGGACCCGCCGGGACCGCGGCGCCTTGACCGTCACGTCGGCCGGCGCCCCCAGCTCACCCGGCTCGCAGGCGGAGCGGCACCAGCGCACCAGCCACGGGCGCCCCGTCAGGCGCTTCAGCGCGCGCGCCAGGCGCACGTCGTCATCGTCCTGGGGGATCATCGCGGCCCCCGCCGGGCGAAGCCCTGCGTGCGGGCCGTGACCGAGCTGTGGTGTGCCTTGCAGAGCACCACCAGGTTGTCGTCGTCGTGCGTCCCGCCGTCGGCGAGCGCGACCTGGTGGTGGACCTCGAGTTGCTCGACGGCGCCGCAGACCTCACAGCTCCCGCGCTCCCGCAGCACCCGGGCCCGTACCTTCTGCCAGGCCCAGCCGTAGCCCCGGGCCGTCGTGCTCGGCCTGGTGGCGTCCAGCTCCCGCCGGCGCGTCCGATCGTCCCTGGGGCCGCAGACGGAGCAGACACGCGCCCGGACCAAGCCCGGGCAGCCGCCACGGGTGCACGCGGACGGGGGGGCAAAGGGGCTCATGGGTGGGCCCCGGGGGCGGGCACAAACACCTCCCCATTTCGCGGCCGTTTGCGCGTCCGCGCGGGGCGGTCCGGGTCGCGGATCCCTGAAGATCGGACCGCCCCCCTGGGGTGGGCCGCGCGCGCCCCCGAAAAAACCCCATTTACTGACGCGGCACACGCGGATGCGCGGGGCGGTCCGGGTCGGCGCCCGCCAGAGATCGAGGCCCCCCTACCCCTCCCCCTGCTTGGTGCGCACGCGTCTGCACTCGCCCGCCCTGCCTCGAGCGCCTGCTCATCCGATGCCGAGGTCGGCCCCAGGCCTGCGCTCGATGGCGGGGCGCTGAGGCGCCGCAGGCTGCCGGCGGATGCGGCGGATACGGCGCTTCTTCCCGGAGAGTACCTATCGTGCGCGCGCGTCGCGGTAGGGTTGGGACAAGCGCCGCAAGCGCCATCCGCCGGAGCATCCGCCGGAGAGAGGCGCCCTATGCGTTCCATGCGTTCCCCTCCACAAGCCCGATGCCTCGCCACGCGCGGTCCCCGCTCGTGAGCTTCACCGGCTCCATGCCCTCTGGCCGGTCCTGCAGCCGCATCGCGAGCCCCCGCTGGGAGAGGGGCTCCTGCCCGTTGCGCTCCGCCCAGGACCGATAGGCGGCGTACAGCGACCCGGCGCGGACCTGGGCCGCCGGCGCCACCACGCAGCACTCCTCCAGGAACTGGCCGAGGGTGTCCATCTCGGAGCGGTAGCCGGCCGTCGCCTCACGCACCGCGCGCGCATCGCCCAGGCCGTGGCGGGCCCACTCCTGGGCGCCTTCGACAGCCCAGGCGAGGATCCCGGGGAGCTCGCGGGCGAGGGTCTCCTTCAGCCGATCGTCCCGCCGTTCCCCCTCGAAGCGGACACGGAAGGGGATCAGCCGGACCCGTCGCCAGATCCCGTCATCGGCTCCACGGATCACCGGCCGATGGTTGCAGGCGAGCCACAGCTTGAAGGCCGGCCGGAACTCGAAGGCGTGGGAGTACTTGAACGAGGCGGAGACCGTGTCCCCGCCCGTCAGCTGCTTGACCTTGGCCTCGCTCAGGCGCCGCCCGGCGTCGGCCTCGACGGCGGTGGCCATGCGGCAGCCGGCCAGCCGGGCCAGGTCCTCCGAGTGCCCCGAGGCCTGCGGACGGTCCTGCTGCAGGAGTGCCTCGAAGGGTGTTGCGCGGCACAGCTGGCCCAGGAGGAGCGCGATCGTCTCGACGAAGGTGCTCTTCCCGTTGGCACCGGTGCCGTACAGCAGGAAGAAGCACTGCTCGGAGGTGTGCCCGGTCAGAGTGTAGCCGACGGCACGCTGGACGAAGAGGGCGAGATCCGCGTCGCCGTCGAAGATCTCCAGGAGGAACGCCTCCCAGCGATCACGCCGCCGGCCGAGCTCGAAGGCCACGGGGACCCGATGCGTCAGCAGGTCCTCGCGGTGATGGGGACGCAGCTCGCCCGTGCGCAGGTCCAGCGTGCCGTTCTCGACGTTGAGCGCCCAGAGGTCCGCGTCTAGGTCCGCCGGCGTGACACGCACCGCAGGGGCCGTGCTGGCGGTCTCGAGCATGGCGCGCAGCTTCGCGAGGCCCTCGCTCCGAAGCGCCCACTTCAGGAGCCGCTCGTACTCCAGCGCATCCGGACAACGAAGCGCCTCGGCCGGGATCTGCCGCGCGGTCCGGATCGCGAGCTGCATCGCCTCGCCGACCTGGTCCTCGGCCCAGTGCGAACCGGTCCAGAGCAGCCAGCGCTGCCGCTGGTGGTCGTACCGAACGTCCGCGCCGCAGGCGGCCACGAAGCGCTCCCCGTTGCCCGCGTCCGTGGTCGGCCACGTGCTCGGCTGAGCGCCCTCCTGAACGTGCTCTTCGGCCGAGGCCTGCGGCCCTCCGCCGAACGCCCCCGCCTCCCTGGCGCCCTGGACGCCTTCCGCCCATGGCCGGGATTCCCTGCGGCGCTCCTTCGGCTCGAAGCGCTCTCGCAGCTCCCTCCAGCCCCAGCTGGCGCAGCTCGCGTGCCGGCAGCCGGCGGCGATCGCGCCCGAGGGGAACTCGAGGACGTAGGCGCTCCTGTCCGTGTGCTCCGGGTTCCAGGGGCAGCGGGAGAGGATCCACTTCCGGCCGCCGTTCCAGTCCATCGGCCCGCGGCGCACCTCGAGGTGGCGTCCCACGAAGGCCTCGACGTCGAACCGATGCCCAGGGACGGCCGGCGATGGAGCCCGCGGCGCCGGCGCGGGCCGTAGCGCTGCGATCGCCTGGAGCTGCTCGACGGTCACCACCTGGTGGTGCTCAGGGGCGGCCAGGATCCGCGCGCGGCGGTGGGGCCGCTCTGCGGTGGAAGTTCCCTTCCGCGCCGTCGTGCCGGGTAGCTTCCAGATCCTGGAGGCGTTCCCCACCTTGCGGTCGAGCTCGACCAGGTCGTCCCCGAACCTGAAGGCGAGCGCCTCGAGGACCTCGGAGACGAGCTGCGCCGCCGGCGCGTCGTTCGGAAGGTCGATCGAGTACAAGACGTGGGCGCCGTTGCCGCTGTCCAGGCGGATCGGCTCCGGCCAGCCTTCGCCGGCGAGGAACGCGGCGCAGGCCTCGGCCCGCTCCAGCGCCAGGAGGTGCTCGACGTCTGAGGCGCTGGTCTTCGCCGGCCGGACAGGATCGAAGTCCAGAGGCAGCCGGACGCGCCGCTCGACGTCGGCGTCCCGTGCCGCGCGGTGCTCCTGCGCGGGCCCCTCCCCGATCGGGTTCAGCGTCACGTAGACGCCGGCGATCGCCGGCTCAGCGTCGAGATCAAACGCTGCCTCGGCCAGGCCCTCCCGGCCACGAAAGACCTGGGAGTGCGCGCGGCCGTTCGGACCGCAGCCCCGCAGCTCGACCACACGGTGGCCGTTCAGCAGCACGCCGAGGCCTCGGCGAATCTCCTCGAGCCGCTCCTCGCGGGACTCCGGCAGCTCGCCGAAGTACTCGGAGAGGTCCTGGTCGCCGGCGCCGTCTGGCGGCAGGGCCGGTGAGGTCACGCGGCGTGCTCGTGCTCGAGGAGGATCCACCCGATCCCCCGGGCAGCCATCCGGGCCCGCGCGGCCAGTTTGAGGTGCCCGCCTGCCTCGAGCTCGCGGGCCATCCGAGAGACGATTCGGAGCGCAGCCTCGAGGTCTTCGTCGGCGAGTACGGGAAGCCGGATGCTGTCCGGGTTCGTGACCGGCCGACGGACCGCCCTCCAAAGTGCTCGCCGGAGTCTTGACGTGTCCGGGGTCGCGCCGTACTGTCGGGGAGCCGTCTCTGGTTTCATGCCGTCTCTCCTGCGAAGCGCCCCCCTTGCACGGGGGCGTTCGCGTTTCAGGCGGTCACTTCACTTCTCGGAGCTGAGACGCCGCCGGTTCGATCGGCCGCAGCTCGCGCCGTAGGAAGGCCTGCAGGTCCTCGTCCCGCACGAACACCAGGCCGTCGAGCTTCGAGGCGCTGAGGCGACCCTCGCTGATCAGCCGGTGAAGCGTGGACTTGGTGATGCCGAAGGCCTCCGTGATCTGGCGGGGCCGCCAGAGGCGGCGTGCCTCCTCGGCCATGGCTCAGGCACTCCGCTGGGAGCGCTGCTCGGCGAGCCAACGGTCGAGGCCGTCCGCCGGGTAGGCAACCTTGCGCGGACCGACCCTGACGAACTCCGGGCCGGTGCCAGCGCTACGCCACCGCTGGAGGGAGGCCTCGGAAACGACCTTGAGCCGCTCTGCGGCTTCCCTCGGGGAGAGGAGAGGTCCTTGTGCCATCGGCGCCCTCGCTTGGCCGCGCGTGCTTGCGCGGCTTTATGCGGGGCGACACTACAGAGGCGGCTCAGACTACTTGCGACATACCCTTGCCGGCTTCCGCGCGGAGCGCGTCGAAGAAGAGCGCGACCGCGCGATGCACGTGGGGCTCGGAAGCCAGCCTGGCAGGACTGAGCCTCAAATCCTCAGTAGAGCGCTCGACCCAGCGCCTGGCGGCGCGTTCACGCTTCGGGTCCCCATCCGGAGGTCGCATCGCCCCTACGGTGAGGGCGATAGCCAACGCAGCTGGAGATTCGTAGGCGGGTCGGATCCCTCCCCGGCGCAGGAGAGCAGCGCTGCCTGCCCTTACTCGAGGATCTCTCTTGTCGAGGACGTACCGGACGATGGCGTTCTTCCAATCGTCGGACAGAACCCCCGGTGGGCGCCAACGCTTTGCGCCCGCTTTGAGCATCTCGTCGAGGAAGTGTCGCAGCTCCAGCCGCCGAAAGTCGGTGTTCTCGAGCTTCCTGATGCCAAGCCACCCCTTCTTCCCGCCCCACCGTTTCCCCGCGAGCAGGCGGCAGAAGAAGTGGAACCACAGCCTCAGCCTGACGACGTCGCGCAGCTCTGGCTGGATTGTGGTGAGAGCCTGGGCGCGGCGTGCCACGTCCAGCGTCCGCCGGCGACAAGGCGCGTCCTCGGTGCCGAAGCGGACATAGCTCCCACGCCAACGAGTCCACCCTTCGACCTGGTCGGCACGGAGGATCTCCTCAGGCCGCGCACCCGTTAGAACGTGGCTGACGACTATGCCGGCCCCCGCCTCGGCGAAGATGTGCGGGGACACGGCGATTCCGTCTGCGCTCTGCCGAGCGTGGAGCACGATGTGGAAGTGCTCGCCCGCCACCCGTCCTCCCGTGGACGGCTCCCGAAGGGAAGTGACGGCCCCGCCCGCGGGTCGGGAGCCCACGCTCGAGCGCGTCAGCCTGGCCAGGCCGGCGAGCCGAGGCGCGGGGCCAGGGCGGATTCTACTCCTCGGGCTGCATTGTGGCCTCGGCCAGACTCTGACCCTGCGCGGTGATGGTGAACTCTGCGAAGCCCGCCGGCGTCCGCCCGGTCTCCCGAAGCGTTCCCGCCTCGACCATCTCACGGATGATGACCGCTCCGTCGCAGTCGAAGAAGTCCTCGCCATCAACTGAGATCCCCAGCTCGTCCGGATCCGACTTGTCAGTGAGGCGGACGGTGCTGGGGTTGCTGGAGTCGAACAGTGCTGCCCGGAGGATCTCGAGCTGGTACTCGGAGAGCTCGATCGCGGACGAGCGCTTTGTGGTGCCTGTCATGGCGCGCAGTCTACCCTCGAAACCCTTTCAGCCAGCGCGCGGTTGTCAGTACCAGTCGCACGCGTTGCGGATTGCCAGCCGCTGGCTTGTACACGCGGGCAACGAAGGCGTCATCGTGCCTGGCGATCAGCGCGCGCACGATTAGGACAGCCTCAACGAAGGCGACAGCAAGATCGTGGAAGGGATGCTCCCCAACCAGGTAGAAGCATTTCACGCCGGAGCGCATCATCGCGTCGCGCTCGTCTGTGATGTACCGCTGTTTCTTGTCCCGGCTGATCAGTACCCAGCCCTTCTTCCCAAGGAAGTCGAACAAGTCGATATCGGTGAGGTCCGGCCGGTCCGGGAAGTGTTCGAAGTGAGATTCAACCTTCAGCCCGTTCTCTCGGAGGGTGTGAGGGATCCCCTTGCCGAGATCCCGGTCGGTGAAGAAAGTGGGCTCAGGCGGCTCTCCTCGAGTAGTTCTCGTGCCTGAGCGCTTCTTCAACGTCCCCCACCTCGAGATCGTAGTCCGCGGCGATCTCTGGAATGGCCTCGCCTGCGAGGAAACGGCTTGCAATCGTGGCGGTCTTGATGGCGCGCCGTTCGATGATCGGTTGGCCGAAGGAGATCCGCGGATCGATCACCACAACCCGCGGCCCGTCGGGTGATTCTCTCGTCAGGGGATAGAAGCGAAGGGGGTTCCCATCATCGTCCCACGCCAGTCGGGAGAGGTACGCTTCCCACACCTCTCGGATCCCCGTCTGCCCTCTCGCGGTGAGGCCGACCAGCTCCCCATAGCGATCCAGGAACA